AGATGAGCAGGTTATTGGTGGTGATGGAACTACCGAGCCTCAAGGACTCCGAACCGCTTCTGTCAGTGACGTGCTGACAGCATCGGGAACCGCTGTTGTTGCTGCTGATGTGAACAAGTTGTTCTGGCAGCTTCCAGCACAGTTCCGAGGTAACGGCACGTTCTACTCGACCTCTAGCTTCATGCAGCAGTTGACTAACATCAACGCCGCTTCTGCTGGTCAGACATTCGGTGAGGACTTGACCGCTGCCCCAGACCAGACCTTCCGGGGTCGCCCGGCTGCGCTATTCGATGGCACAGGCTGGGACGATGCTGCGGCTCTCGCAGTCAACGAGGAAGTTGGAGCGTTCGGAGACTTCCGAAACTACTACATGATCGACCGTGTAGGAATTTCGATTCGCCGAAATGATTCCCTGTACATGGGAACCGATCAAGTTGGTTTCTTCGCTCGCAAGCGTGGTGACGGTCGTGTTGGTCTGACTAACGCATTCCGCATCTTCAAGATGGCAGCAGCCTAATCGCTGACTGAGTAATCAATGTGGGGTGGCTGGCTTCGGCTGGTCGCCCCACACAACTAACAGGAGATAGAAGCGTGGCAGAAACAACCCGAAGAGAAAAAACCATCGTAGTGATTTGCTTGAAGTCTCGTTACATCGCAGACACTCGATACATCAAGGGCAAAAAGTACAAGGTTGGCGAGTCGGTCTTGGCAACTTACCCTAACGACTTCATCGCGGAAAAAGACCTCGTTGAAGAAGTAATCGGATAACCCCCAAGCAGTAGCCTTGAACGGAGAGGCGTAACGAATGCGATCAAAACACGTATATGCAAGCGTTGATCTGTTCAAGGACTACTTGGCGGGTGATTCTTACTCAGCAGACTGGGGCGATGATGAAACCGTTATTCGTCACATTTTAGAAAGCGCATCACTAACAATCGAAGCGTATGTGGGCGACCGATCTTTCGCTCCATACACGGCAACACGCGAATACGACCTCGGCAAAGGCGCGTTACGCAGTAGGTCAGAAATGCCGCGTGACAGGCATGTTGTACTAGCCACAGATCCCGTTCTGGGGGTTGTCCCGCTAGGCGATTGGCTTACCGCCGTTCCGACCACCGTGACCGCATACGACTCGTCTGCGCGTGATTCAAGCACCGTCCTAACCGAAGGACTGGCTAACGATTACATTCTTCAACCATATCCACAGGCTCCGTACCACACGCTAAAACTTACAGAAAACACGGCCAACATTCTTTCACAAGGGCAAAAGACCCTGACTGTTCTGGGCGCATGGGGTTGGCAAAACGAAACAGTGAACGGGGACTCCTTGAACGACGCTGTCAGCAGCACAGCAACAACAGTTGTGAAAACTGATGCTAGTGCTGATATTTATCCCGGCAACACAATTCTTATCGACTCTGAGCAAATGTATGTCCGGGCAAAGAATGGAACCCACCTGACTGTTTTACGTGGTGTAAATGGCACGACAGCAGCCACGCACAGCGATGGCGCAGGCATCGACGTATTTATAAACCCATCTGATGTAGTCGAGGCGTGTCTAGCTATTGCACGAGATCGGTGGCGCAGCCGTGAGGCTGGTACGACCGCAGTCATTGGCTCGGCTGGTGCGACAATCACAAGACCCGGCGCAGAGGTACGCGCCATTCTCAGAGGCTTGGATAATTACAAGCAGACTCGTGACAATGCCGGGGTTTATTTCTAAGTGGTCAATTCTGACGTTGAATTTAAAGGCGTGATTTGGTCGCCTCGCAAAGTTGAGAAGATCATTGGTCAAGAGACTGAGAAAGTCTTGGATGAGGCTGCATTGTTCGGAGAGGTTGCGGTAAAGCAGCAACTGTTCCCCGGTCATGGTGTCGTAACTGGCTTCCTGCGAGAGTCGGTTACAGGCTCGCGTGTGGATTCGCTTCATGCAATCATCGACGCTGGTGAAGTCACGCAGGGCAAGAACGTTGTATACGCCAACTTCATTGAGGGCTTGTATCACATGTTCCTCAACGCTTGGCAGTTGATACGACGGAAGAATCTGGCGAAGTTACTCGCTCGAAGAATTGCGGGGCGACTAAATGGCTGATCGAGCAGCGGTTGTGGCGCGCATCGACGCACTAATCAAGACGGTTTCAACCCCGAACTTTCAGGCATACTACGTTGGTGAGCCTGTGCAGATTCCAACGAAGGCAGTCATCGCGTTTTGGTACGTGGGTGACGAGCCTTATATCGCAGGAGCAAAGACGCTCGGCAACGTAATGGTTACTGAGCGGTTCAGGATTCGGGCTTATTTCCCTGTCATCGCATCACCTACAATCAAGAAGAACGTAGACCTCGCAATCTGGGACACGGTGCGATACGTAAAAGCTGCGATAGTTGGTGACTCGAACCTAAACGGTTTAGTTACTGACCTTGATATGGATGATGCAGTAGTAGACTATTTCCAATGGAACAGCGGTGCGGTGAATCGCATCGTGACGTTCGACTTGTTGATACACGACCTTGAAGCGGAGACAATCACGCCATGAGTAAATCAAGCGGACTAGGCAACCGGCTCTACGTTGCTGGTTACGACATATCTGGCGACGTTGGCGCGATATCTTCGCTGACTACGCCACGGGGCGTACAGGACAACACCGGCATTGATAAAAGCGCAGTCGAGCGATTGCTGCTTTTGTCGGATGGTGAGATTTCGTTTGATTCGTTTTTCAACGACGCAACCGATCAGATCCACGATGTTCTTAGCACACTGCCAACAACTAACAGACAGGCGATATATGCACAATCAACCACTCGTGGTGACGCTGGTTTTGCACTAGTTGCGAAGCAGATCAATTACGACTGGACACGCGCAGCAGAGGGTTCTCTGACCGGCACGACTCAACTGCAAAACGCCGACGGTAATGTTCCCGCTTGGGGCGAAATAATTGCCACGAAAGAAACGATTGCCTCCGCTGGTGATCTAACCGGTTATATTGACGCTGGCGATGCTGCGACCACCAACGGCGTGGTCGCATATTTACAGATTTTTACTCTCGGCTCTGGCACTCCTACAATTACATTGCAGGACTCGTCAGACACCACAACGGGCGATGATGGCGCATGGTCTACCATCGGCACGTTTACAATCAATTCGGCTCGAAGTGCCGAGCGGCTCAGTGTCGCTGGTACGATAGAGAAAGGTCTACGCATAGAAGCGTCAGGCACGTTTACAAATCTAGTAGTCGCTGCGTTGATTCGCAGAGGAACGGCTAACGACATTTAGGAGAATCTTTCATGGCGAAAGAATCAGGTCTGGGTATGACCGTTTCCGTCGATGACTCTGGCGGTACTCTGCGGGACTTATCCAACGACATAACAAACATCGACTGGGCAACCCCTAGAGGCGTTCAGGACATCACTGGTCTGGACAAGTCCGCCGTTGAACGTTTGCTGTTACTTGCTGACGTAAGTGGCACGATAAACGGTGTATTCAACGACGCATCGAATAAGTCGCACGACGTATTCAAGACTGTATCAAGTACGTCAGTTGATCGAACAGTGACAATTGTTGTCAGTGGTCAAACCCTTTCGATGGAGTGTGTTCTTACCGATTATTCAATTAGTCGTTCTGCAACGGGTGAACTGACATACTCGGTTCCGTGGTCGTTAGCAGACGGAACAGTCCCAACTTGGGCATAGTCCAACAACAGAATTAGTTCATCACTAACCCGGAGGTAAAATGATGGCGAAGCGAACGAAGAAGTTTGCGATAAAGCGTAAGACCAAGACGCTCGAACTTAAAGGCGACCTAGAGGGCGGCGAAGTGGTTGTTGCTGCGAATACTCCTATGTCGATGCTGTTTCAAATCATGGGCATAGATAGTGCGGGGGCAATGGAGCAAGAGAGCCTGATTCGCCAGTTCGGTGATGACATTCTGATTTCTTGGAACTTCACTAACGAGGCTGGCGATGATCTACCCGCTGACGGTGATGGCGTTGTGAGCCTCGACACTGATGTTTTCAATGCCATCGTGAGCGCATGGACTGACAGCCTCGGCGGTGACAAAAATTTAGACTCGCAGCAGAAGCAACCAGAAACGTCGGTCTAGTCGCAGCACCTTTGCCGACTGAGATACTCACAGCGGAGGCGGTTGACCAATTAGCCCAGCGTTACGGAAAATTGCCAACAGAGATACTCGCCGCAGATATTGAGAACTGGTCGATAGTAAAGCGCGCTGATTTAGGCGCATACGCTAGACAAGGGAAGCCGAAGAATGGCAGCTAACACAGCAAAGATCGTAATTACCGCTGATGATAAAGCGTCAGAGAAACTCTCAAGTCTCGGCGAGAAGGCGAAGCAAATGCGTGTGGCATTTCTCGCTGTTGCCGGTGTTGCTGCCGGGGCGGGAATTGCATCTGTAAAGTTTGCCAGTGA